ACGACATTCCCGAGCACCAGTGGCTCGCCGTCAATATGTATGGAAGACCATTCAAGAATGTGTCGCCCTCGCAGATCAAGACGCGCCGTGCATGTGCCAGCCGCTGGCACTTCGCCAAGGCGCAAGGCATCACAGACCCCAGCCCGAAGCCGGCCGCGGAGCTGGGGCGCGAGCTGCACCAAGAGCTAGAAGACTGGCAGGCCGATAGCAAGCCGCCGACTAGCCGTTGGGTGCTGCCCGCGCTGGACTACACGCCCGATCCCGGTACGCCCGGCGTGCTGCCCGAAGCGGTCATGCTGCTACAGATAGCGACCCCCCACGGCATCGCCAGGATGCTGGGGTTCATCGATCTCACCGAGGTAGAACAGGCCCGAATCAGTGACTACAAAACCAGCTCCAACCCTGAAAAATGGGTAGCGAAAGCGGCCGAGCTGCCCGCCGACGTCCAGTCGATCAGCTACAGCTACTGGTACGTCCAGAAATACCGCACCGCCGGTGTCGAGTTTCGCCTGATAGCCATCGCCACGCGAGGCCGCGCGCGGGCCTTCCCTGTATCCATGCAGTGGACCGAGGTTGACATTTATCAGGCCTGGGCAGACCTATGTGACGACGACATTCGCCCGCTGGTAGCCGACTTCTACAAGCCGATCGAAGAGGTCGATCACAACACAAACGACTGTCACAGCTACGGCAAGCCCTGCTACTACAAGGGCCGATGCAGCCAGCTAGGCCGCGACGTCAACGGGCTGGGGCGCGTCCGCACAGAGTCACTATTCGCCGGCATATCGTCGGCAAAACCTGCGGACACCTCCGCACCACGAGAGGACAAGATCATGAACCCACTAGCCATGTTGATCGGCGGTAAACCCGCCGCCGAGCCGGCCGCACCGGCCGAGCCGATCACCCGCACCGGCGAATGGTCGGACACCAACGGCGATGGCGACTGGGAGGTTGTTTTTGACGACGCATCCCAGGCCGAACGATTCGACGCCTACGATGCCGATGGCCGGGAAGCCACGGTGATATTCATTGGCCGCGGTGACGACGTCGCCGCCTCGCTCGATATGGTTGACGATCTCTATGCGCAGATCAAAGCCAAGGCCGCCGCCGAGACCGCCGAGACCGCGATTGAGGCCGCCGAGGCCGAGGCCGCTACTGAGGCCGTCGTTGAGGCCACCGGGATCAATCCCCCCGATGGCACGCCAGACACCACCCTCGTGACGATCGCCGATCAGAATAAGACCGGCGCCAAGGCCGCCGACTTCATCATGGCCGATGGCCGCAGGCTCCAGAGCTGGAAAAAGGCAGATATGGATGCCGCCGCGCCGGGCTGGTACGCCAGCGTGGCCCCCCAGCACCTCGAAGGGCTGGACCTGGGAGCCGCCACCGGTTGGTTCGAGGGCGGATGCAAGGGCAAGGCCCCGAAGCGTGGTGACGTCAAGGCCGCGGTTGAGGCCTTCCACGCGCACATTGGCACCGCCACCGCCACCGCCACCGCCACCGTCGTGGAGACCGCCACCGTCGTGGAGACCGCACCACCGGCCGTCGTCGAGACCGCACCGCCGGCCGTCGAGACCGCACCACCGGCCGTCGTGGAGACCGTGATCACACTCGACGATCGCCGCGCCAACACACCGGATGAGGCCGCCGCCGTGCGGAAGGATGCCGACGCGGAGCTGGCCGGCATCCCCGGCCAGCCCGCGTCGATCGCCCTCACGCCAACGGGCGAGCTGATCGCCGCCGTCATGGCATGTTATGACGGGCTGACCATGTCGGGAATGCCCAGCCTGCAAGGGGCTGCGGACCTAGCCTACGCCGTGGCCGATGCCGTCAAAGCCGGTGGGGAGCTGACGCCGGCTGCGACCGCCGGCCCGCAGCTCTACATCAACTGCGCGCCCCGCTCCGGCGGGTTCGTGCACTTCGATGCGTGGATGCAGCCGATCTTCGATGCGGTGGCCCTACAGGGACAGGTGCCGCACTACCTCATGATCAAGTATGAGGGCAAAGCGCGCGTCGCCGGAATGCTCCGCCTCATGTTGCAGACGAAAGAGCTGGCCATCCCGCCCGCGCTTGTCGTCCACCGCCGCTCGCCGGCCGCGGACGCCTGCATCGAGGTGCTCACCCGCTTCTACGCCGCGAAGGCCATCACCGAGGCCCTTTACTAGACGCTACCTGCCCGCTCTAACCGGTCATTCATGAAAGCCGGGTCCAAGTCGATCTCTGCCGGGCTAGGTAGCCTGTTCACTGAGGCGGAGCGATAGATTGACGGCGCGCGGGGTGTCGATAGCTGGCCTGTAAACAAGGCCAGCCCCCGCAGTTGATCAACTTTTACCGAAGAGGCCCACAATGACCGTCTATGCCGACACCGGCGCATACCGCGCAGACCTAGCCGAGGTGCTAGCCGTCGAGACCCCAGAATCCACCGAGACCTATCAGGCCGCCGCCTATGGCGACTTGATCAGCTCCGTTCGCAAGAACGCCGCCGACGCGCTGGGCTCCGACGCCTACCGCAGCGAGAGTTGGGCGCTGGCCGCCAAGGGTAAGCAGCTCTTCGGCACCATGACGTTCGACACCGGCCACAGCGACCACGGGTTGGCGATCGGTCTGCGCAGCTCGCACGATAGCTCGCTTTCGGTCGGCATCGCCGTCGGCGCGAGCGTGTTTGTCTGTAGCAACCTGTGTTTCTCCGGCGACTCCGTGACCCTCATGCGTAAGCACACGTCGCAGTTTTGGGAGAGCTGGGAAGGCCTTGTCGTCAACGCGCTGGCGAAAGCCGATGAGCAGTATGGTGTCATGACCAAACAGCTCGCCGCGCTGCACCTTGTGGACGTCGATCAGGATGAGGGCTACGGCCTGATCGGTGTCGCCGCTGGTACGGGCGTCCTGTCCCAGCGGCAGACACACGCCGCGCTGCGAGCGTGGCGCAACGCACCGCAAGAGGAATTCGCCCCGCGCAACGGGTGGAGCCTCTACAACGCCATGACCGAGGGCGCCAAGAAGGGCGCCGCCGGTGCGAAGCTGGACGCGCACACTGGTATCCACGCATTCGCACGCCAGCGCATCCTGCTCGCCGCATAGCAGCTCGCCAGCTCCGCCAGCCGCCCCGCGCCCAGTGCGCCGGGCGGCTTTCGGGGTGTAACCCCGGAGGTTCCCATGACGACATTCCCCGACCAACACGCGCGAGAGTTCAAGCGCATCCTCGATCGACTGGGGGTGCCTCCGGGGGTGTCCCCGGAGCACCAAGCGGATCACGTGATCGGCTGGGTAGGTAGGACTTCGGAGGCCGCTGCGAAGGCCATCGCCACGGAGGCCCGCTTACGTGCGCAGCTCGCAGAATCGACGCGCAAGATGGGCAGGGTGCACATCGCCGCCGGGTGCACAGAGGGTTTCCGAGAGCTACTGGCGCACATCGAAGCGCAAAGCGCGGTCTACAACCAACGCCTCACGACAGGCCTTCACGACCGGTTGGTCACTGAGGCCGAAGCGCGACGCCAGCTCCGCGATAAGATCGAAACGGTAGAGGCCGAACGCGAAACGGTAGAGGCGCGCTACACGGCCATGCTCGACCGTGCGCTGGCCGCGGAGTCTGCGATAGCGGACCTAACCGCCGAAGCCGCAGCCGTTGACGCTCGCTACGTGGAGCGGGCGAAGGCCTTGATCGCCTCGCAAGAGGCATCCGAAGCCAAGGTGTGTGAGCTGCGCACCGCCGCTGGTATTAAATCGTACTTCCACCACGGCAATGCGGTTGAGCGAATGACGCGACAACGCGAGCGTTCCAACCTAACCGCCGCCATACTCGACGCGGCCGGCATCATAGGCGACTGGGGGACTGACCGCACGGTCGAGTACATGCGGAAACAACGCATCCTCGCCAACAAGTCCGAAGAGTTGACCGGCCGCCTCAATGAGCTGCTGCGCCAGCTCGACAAGACGATGGCCCGTGCCCGCGCCACTGCCGGTATGGGCCACGTCGCGAGCATGGATGCGGTGTGGCTCCGACTCTCGCAGGCCATGGGCGTGTGGAATGAGTGTGAGTGTGACGATCTCCGCGCGGATCTGGACGCCTGTGAGGAACACCACAAGATCCTATGCGACGCCGCCAACGTACCGCGCAGTTCATCGTGGGAGGGGGCAATAGCCGCCGCGGGGGCTGGGGTACAGGCCGCCGCGGATGCACACCACCGCGGCGACACCATCACAATGGCCACACTGACTACCGAGACCGCCCTACGGGCCACGGTAGAAAACAAGCTGCGCGAGCTGCGCACCGCCGCGCGTATCGACTACCGCCTCAATCACTCCCAGGCCCTGGATTACCTCAAGAACGCCGACAACCTACGCGCCCGGCGGATGGAACCGATTGAGCTGCTACGCGCGGCGGTAGGGGTGGCCGCACATGCCCATGAAGATCACGTGTTCAAGACCGCCATTGCGCAGCTCGAAGCGGCGACGTCGTGCGACTTCGACACGCCGCTACACCACCTGGGGCGCACCGCGGCCACCATGGTTGGCGCGTCTGAGGGTTCCGAGTGGTCGCACGTCGAGACGGTACTGATTCAAAAGCTGGTACAGGCCGCCGAAGACCGCGGTTTCCGTGAGGGTTCCGAATGAACCGCCTACTTGCCATGATCGAAAGCGCGCCGAAGGCGGCCAACCCGCTCGCCGCGATGATCCAGGCGACGCAGGCCGCGCCGCCGGAGCTTACCCCGGCGGCGCGGGCGCTGGACGAAGTGATCCGCCGCGGCGAGTTGACGTCCACCGTAGGGCCGGCTGAGGCCTTCCGCATCGCCCGGCTACGGACTGCGGACTACGGCACCGCAGACTACAGCCACCTAGAGCGCAGCGGGGCGATCAATCTGCGCCCGATCCAGCATCAGGCCCTAGCTGCAATCGAGGATGCCGGCGGAGGTCTACTGCCGATCGGCGTGGGCCACGGCAAGAGCTTTGTTTGTGCCCTCGCCGGCACGGTATTAGGCGCGGAGCTGGCGATCGTTTTCACGCCAGCGGGCACGGTGTCGCAGCTCCGCCATACGGTGATCTCCACACGGGTTCACTTCCGCATGAGCTGCCGCGTCGTGGTCCAGAGCTATTCGATGTTGTCGAGGCCTGGGGGCACGGCGATGATCGCCGAGCTGGCCAAGGGCATCGATCCGAAGCGGCTAGTGCTGGTATTCGATGAGGGCCATAAGATCGCCAACGCCAACGCCGCGCGAACAAAGCGCGTCAAGCGGTACGTGCACGAAAACCCCGACGTTCGCGTGGTCGTCACCTCCGGCACGCTACTGGGCAAGAGCTTGGCCGATCTAGGCCACCTCGCAGAATGGGCGCTCCGCGACAGCTCGCCGATCCCGCGGGGCCGCGATGATATGCTGGCGTGGGCGCGATGCCTCGATCCAGACGGGCAGGCCAGCGGTAGCGACTGGATTGAATTTTTCCCGCTATGGGCCGCGACTTACCCCGGCGCGGCGCACCCGTCGTCGGTTTACCCGGTGGCCCGCCGGCAAGCCATGGCTCGCGAGGCGTGGCAGCTCCGCATGCGTTCATCCCCTGGCGTCGTCGCCAGCCGGGCCGGCAGTCTCGGCAGCTCGCTGATACTCCACGCCGTGGATACGTTGGAGCCGCCGGAGATCGTCGCGAAGGCCCTGGATATGATCGAGGATGGCGAAGATCCAGCCGGCGACCCCATCCCCGACGACGTCACAGCATGGCGTCTCGCGCGTAACGCAAGTATGGGATTCTATTACATTTGGGACTGGCCCGGCGATCCCGATATGGAATGGCTAGACGCCCGCAAGGAATGGCACCGGTGCGTGCGTGCCGAGCTAGAGCACGCCAGTGGTGAGGGGTATGACAGCCCGTTTCTGATCGCATCCCGGCTACAGCGCGAGATCGACGCGGCCGGCGGGAGCTTCCCGCGCGTGATTCACCGCGCCTGGGATACCTGGGCCGCGGTGAAGCATCGCCCAGCTCCGCCCACGTTGGCCGTGTGGCTCGATAAGTACGCGATCCACGACGTCGCCACGTGGGCAGCTCGCCAGCGAACGCCGGCCATCGTTTGGTATGACACGATCGCGGTGGCCGATGCCTTAGAGGCCGCCGGAATGAAGGTCTACCGGGCCGGTGAACGCATACCAGATCAGACCGCACACACATGCGCCGCGTCGATACAATCGCACGGTACAGGGCTCAACTTGCAGGCATGGTGTGCTATGTTAGTGCCCGCGTTCCCCAGCTCCGGCAAGGTCGCGGAACAGTTGATCGGCAGGCTCCACCGCCAAGGCCAGACGGCAGACGCAGTCAACGTCTACGTGCACACACACACCGAACCGCTGCGGCACGCCTTAGACAAGGCCTGTGATACCGCAGCGTTCATCGAATCGACGACCGGCAACGCGCAGAAACTGTGTTTTGCCGACGTTGTAGGAGCGGACCCCAGGTAGGGGCGAGCCGAAGGGAGCGGACCCCAGGTAGGGGCGAGCTGAAATTGAAGGGCGGGACACCCCGCAAGTATAGAAGAGGTAAAAGAAAATGGGACGTTCACTTTTTGGCGGAATTGGCAAGCGCAAACAGGGCGGGGGCACCGGTAGCTACATTCAGCCCGGACACCACCGTCTGTTGATCACAAAGGTGATCTCCAAGGTCAGCCGCAAAACTCGCGACGATCTCTACATCGTGGAGTGCGAGATTCTGACCTACAAGCCCCCGGTTGGCGTTGATCCGGCCTACCGCGTCGGTGACAAAACCACGTGGATGACCAACATCACCAAGTGGGGCGATACCGCCATGGATAACGTCAGCGGGTTCATTTGCGGGGTGGCCGGCTGTGAGTCCACGGACATCACCGAAGAGCTGGCGGAGCAGATCGTCGGTGAGGGCCAGCCCTTCGCCGGCAAGGTCGTGGATGCCGAGGGCTACAACACCGTGACCAAAAGCGGCAAGGATTTCACCGTCGTGAATTGGAGCCCGGTTTCCGACGCCGATCAGGCTGAGGCCCTCAAGGCCCACGCCGTGTCCGTCAAGGCCGCCGCGGCGGAGGCTGAGGCTGCCGAGGCCTAGAGCTAGTAGCTCCGCAAACCCCCCAACGGCGTGACGGCCGTGGGGGGTTTCGCGGTGTCTACTCACCCCAGCTAGAGGCTCCAAAATGTCTGACAGCTCACCGCGGCGCACCATTGCGTTCGACACCGAAACACACCTAATCGCAGCGGGCCGGCTCGCTCCGCCGCTGGTATGCCTCACGTACTGCGAACGGGTGGGGGACCCAAAGATCGCCGTGGGCGCTGATATGGCGCGCATCTTCCGCGCGTGGCTCGAAGACCCGGCCGTCTTCCTCGTGTGCCACAACCTCACCTTCGACCTGGGGGTGCTGGCGCATCATGACCCCTCGCTGCTACCACTCATCTTCGATGCGCTGGCCAGTGACCGCCTGGGATGCTCGCAGCTACGCGAGGTCCAGCGGTGCACCGCGCACGGCTACGGGCGATTCGGCCCGGATGGCAAGCCCACAAAGTACAGCCTCGCAGACTGCATCCTGCGGGCATTCGGTGAGACCATGGTGGGCAAGGGCGGCGACGCTTGGCGCTTTCGGTACCACGAGCTAGATGGGGTCGATCTCGAAGACTGGCCACAAGAGGCCTTGATCTACGCGCTTCTAGATGCCGAGTACCACCTTCGCTTGTGGCTCGATCAGTGCGCCGATGAATTCGGCGGGGAGTACCTACCAGCGCAGATTCGCGCGGCCTGGGGGCTGCACCTCATGAGCTGCTGGGGAGTCCGCACGGACCCCGCGCGCGTTGCCAAGCTGGAGCTGGCGATCGAAGCCCAGATCAATCACACGCTCGACGGCATGACACCGGCCCAGTTTGAAGACTCCGGCCTGCCCGAGTCTCTGCGCGAAGCCGCCTATGACGGGCTGATTAAGTACGGCATCTACCGCCCAAACCGCAAGAAAGACACGCGGGTCGTCAAGGCCTTAGTGACCAAGGCCTACAACGACAACCCGCCGTTGACCGATGGTGACGGCGTGTCCACCGCGCGCGATACGCTAGAGGCCAGCGGCGCCCCGGAGCTGCTACTACTGGCCAGCGTGGGGCAGGTTCAGCAGATCAAGTCGCACTACCTGAAGCATCTTGTGCGCGGCACCACCGAAGTGCTCAACGCTCGATTCACCGTGATCAAAGAGACCTCGCGCACAAGCTGCGCCAAGCCGAACCTACAGAACCCGGCCCGCAAGGGCGGCGTGCGCGAATGCTTCCGGCCCCGGTTGGAGGATTGGGTTTTCATCGCCTGCGACTACCACGTGGCAGAAATGTGCGCGCTGGCCCAGGTGCTAGTCGAATCGTTTGGCAGCTCCGCGATGGCAGACGCGATCAACGACGGCCGGGAGCTGCACATCGAGACCGCCGCCGGGATTCTAGGCTGGACGTATGAGCGAGCGTTGAACGCATACCGCAACGGCGACCCGCAGGCTAAACATGCGAGACAATTAGCGAAAGTGGCGAATTTCGGATTCCCCGGAGGACTCAGCAGCCGCGGCATGGTCAGCTACGCCGCCGGGTTCGGCGTGACGATCGCCCAGGATGAAGCCGAAGAGCTGAAAACCGCTTGGCTCGATCGGTATCCAGAAATGGAGCTTTATTTTGCCGGCGTCGCGGATATGGTCGCAGCCGGCCACGGGGACTACACCTACACCGACCCGGTGTCGGGGTACACCCGCGGAGGGATCGGCTTCAACGACGGCTGCAACCATCCCTTCCAGCATCGCGTATCGGTTGGCGCAAAGGCCGCCGCGTGGGCCGTCAACCGGGCCGCCTACGATAAGCGGCTGGGCTCGCCGCTGTACGGCACCCGGCCTTGGAATTTCGTACACGACGAGATCATCATTGCCGCGCACCGCTCCAAAGCTGCCGCCGCCGCTGCCGAGTTGAGCAAGGTCATGACGCGCGAGCTACAGATTGTGTGCCCCGACGTGCGGATCACCGCAGACGCCCACATTATGGATCGCTGGTACAAGGACGCGGAGCCTGTGTGTATTGACGGCCAGCTCGCTATCTGGACGGAAAATGGCCCCGTCGCCCTATAAATACTTGACGTGTAGTGCACGGTTGTCTAGCTTGCTGGCGCGGGGTGTTTCCATCCCGCGTCGGCCTAGGCCTCGAAACAAGGTCGCCTGCCAACTCGCGTGATTTCTCAACTTCCTCAATGAGCCCACAGTGTCTACCACCCCAGCCCCTAGGACAGTGCGCCGCGTAGTCGCGAGGCGAGGCGCACACCCCGACCACCTAGGCAGCTCCTACCCCACGGCGACCACCGGTCGGCTGGACCCCCCAATGCTTCGCGCATGGGGGGTTTCGGGGTGTAACCCCCTGGAGGCCTCATGACCGACACAACCCCAGCGCGCGAGCCGAAGATCGGAGACCGCGTGCGTAGTTTCGACTTCGCCGGCCGCGATCTCACCGGCGACCGCGCGTGCTTCATCGAAGGCGATCTAGTCGATATTCTGCCGGCCGGCACGCGCCGTAACTACGGCGATCCGACCGTGGTGCATGCCCACTTCCCCGACTGCGACCGGTACGTGATCCACGTGTCGATGGGCGTGTTCGGCGGTGTGCCCGGAGCGGCAGCCAAGAACAGCTACCTGTTCCCGCCGCTCAACGGCACGGGCCGCACGCTCAGTGGCGAGCTGTGCAACGGCGTCGAGGCCATATAGTGAGTTACAACCCCCACGTGGCTACGTGCCGAGAGTGCGGAAAGATCTTATTGATCGCTATGTTCAGCACGTCCCGGCCGCTGAACGGCCGGCGTTGCTTAGTCTGCGAGGCCACAGCCCAAAAAAGGTCCCGACTCCGCAGCAATGAGCGGTCCCGGCTGCGCCAGCGCGAGGCCCCAAAGCCTCCGCCGACCGAGGTGGCACCGCTACCGCTGCCGACCGACTGGCGCGAACACCTACTCGACGCGATCAGCGCCGAGCTGGATGAAGCCGGTTTCAGCGAGTCTCAGGTATTCGGACGGAAATTCGGCTACACGCTGGCAGAGACCAACGGCCTACCGACCATCAAGGGGATGCTGCCCCAGCTCGCGCGCTATGGGATCAGATTGAGCAGTGTGATCGCACGGGCCGAGCGGGGTATGGGATGGTAAGCGAGAAAAACCCCCTACAGTTGCCGCCACCGCAGATCGTCACTGTCGCAGCCCTGCGCCGTATGTCTGCCCAGCGGATCGACGCGCTGCCCAGCCCGGCCAAGAGGGGCAACAAGCGGCTGCGATGGGACCGGCATAACTGGGAGCACCAAGGGCCGGCAGACGGCACAGAGCCATTGGAGATCACCGATGATTGACACGTTGCAAAAAGCAAAAGGGCGACAAAACCGACTGGCCGAGCTGCACCGCCGCGCGCGGGACTGGGGCTCGCTGCGCTGGCTGATAGCCTACACGATCTTCGCCGCCAGCTCTTCGGTACTGCTCGCCGCAACAGGCAGCCCCTCGCAGGCGTCGCTGGTAGCTGCCGTCGCGCCCGCGCTGGCCTATGGCGTCGGCATGGCGTTGCTCACCGCGGCGGTTGTGCTCCACGCCTTCTACCTAGGTCGGAGGTCCCAGTGAACACGATCCAGATACTGAGCCGGTTCCTGGCGCCGGGCCGCGTGGTACTGCCGGTCGTTGGTGTTTTCGCCGATGCCGTGGCAGTCGGGGTTACGTCGTTGGGGCCGAAGTGGGGGGTCTACCGCCTCACAGATATGGCGCTATTTTGCGTGATCACCCTCGAAGATGCGGAGCTGGACGTAGAGCTTGACGCCGCCTTCGCCAATACCGACGAGGCCAGGGCGCTTGTTTCGTTCTTGCATGCGGCGATTACCGAGCCCGACAAAGTTGGCACGGCGCGTATGGCGCGCACGGTGGCGGAAGCATGATTGCCTACCTGCTGATCACGTTCGCGCTGTACGGCCAACCCCAGCCCTGCGCACCGCAGCTCATGGCCCGGATTGCCCACGTAGAGAGCCGTGGCAGCGTCTGGGCCACGTCGCCAGTCGGTTGCGTTGGGCTGCATCAGGTCCAGCCGAAGTACAGCTACGCGCCGCGCTGGGCGCTCAGAATACCGGTCGTCTCCCGCTGGGAAGGCTGCCGAATCCTGCGACGGTGGCAACACCGATGCAAAGGCTCGCTGCGATGTGCGCTGCGGGCCTATTCACACGGTAACGCCGGCCTCCGAGGGGAGGGCGAGTGGTATGCCAACAAAATTTTGGGAGGCTCCAATGATCACCCTACTTATGGTCGGCACCAATAACAGCTTGATCCCCGCTGCGCGGAGGGCGCGGATTGAGATCGTAGACACGTCGGACGGACACACAGAGGGCGTATTTGCGCCGTCGCCCGGCCGCGATGCGGAAGCGCGCAGGGCGGCTAGATCGCTGCATCTACCGTACCTTGGCGTCTGCGGGTCGGTCTCGAAACTGAAAGACGGTGGGCGCGAGCACCTGCCCGCCCATATCTTCTGGCGCGGCCACAGCAACAAGGGGATCACCGCACGCAAGGCGCTGGACAGGCTGAATAACGGCGGGGTGCTGACGTCCTGCCTGTATCGTTTCCTGCAACGGGATCACGTCGGCGGCGATCGGGAAAAGCTGGCGCAGATCATGCGCTGGGGGATCGACAACGACGCGCCATCCGCCGGGCAGGCATTCGAGGCCCACAAATATTACATTGAAGATGGCAACCTCAAGGCCGCTGTCGTGGAGGCCCCGCCGGCACAACTGAAGCTCACTGTCGTGGAGGCTCCACCGGTCGTGAAGGCTCCGCCGGCCGTGGTCGCGAACATTCTCCACATTGGCGAGATCGCCATGCTCAAGAAACGCCACAAGAGCGAAGTTGACGCCGCACACCGCGCCGGCTGGGACCTGTGCGAGCTGTTCACCGATCGATCGACCATGCCCTACGAAGAGGCGCGGAAGGTCGAACGCCGGATCTGGGCTCGAAACTCGGAGGGCTAAATCATGATCACCACCGCCAACGGCACGGTAGGTAACTGGCTGGCCCGGCAGATCACCATCGAAGGGGAGCTGCGGCCAGCCGTGGCCGAGCTAACACGAGCCGGATACCCCCCGGCGGAAATTCACGCGGCGATCGTCCGCATATTGGAGGAATCGTATGAACAGGCACCAACGGCGAGCACAGGCGAAACAAGAGAGGATGCGCGCCAAGTATGAAGAGGTTGCGCAGCGGGCCAAGAAAGGGGCCAAGAAAGGGGCCAAGAAAGGGGCCGAGGTGAAAGCCGGCGGCGTGCTCTAATGCGCGGTTGGTTTCGCCAGTACGGCGACCACCGCAACGTCTACCGAGGCCAGCGATACCGCGCCAAGGTGAACGGTACCGGCCGGTGGGAGATCTCAGACCTCCACACGCGGCAGGAATACACCGGCCGCGTGCCGCCGTGCACGGCGAGCTGCCTCAATGGCGCGGCGGACTCGAAGCCCCTGAAGTGTTACGGGTGCTCCAACCGCGCGAAACGTGCCGTGGAGGCCGCGATTCGGAAGATCGGCAAGGGAAGCCGGGGGGGCCGATCATGAAACGTGTAGTCATTGAATCGCCGTATGCCGGCAGCATCGAAGGCAACGAACTGGCCGCAAACGTGCTCTATGCGCGCATGTGTCTACTCGACAGCTTGAACCGTGGCGAGGCCCCGATCGCCTCGCATCTACTTCACACGCAGGTACTCGACGACACCGATCCCGCCCAACGCAAGATGGGCATTGCCGCCGGGGTGGCGTGGCACACCGCCGCGGACCTAATTGTCTTCTACGTCGATCGGGGATGGTCCCGCGGGATGGAAGCCGCACGCGGTTACGCGGTACATCGCGGCGTGCCCTACGTCGAGCGCAATCTGCCGAAGTACCAGCTTCGCACGGGGGGAGTATGAGCCGTCTGTTAGCCATGCTCGAAGCAAAGGCCACCCCGCCGGTGAAATACCGAACGATTCTTGCAGACCCCCCGTGGCTCGAACGTGGCAGCGGCAAGGTGAAGCGCGGAGCTGATCGACACTATCCGTTGATGCACACTCGCGACATTGCCGCGTTGCCGGTGGCCCAGCTCGCGCACGACGACGGGTGCCACCTGTATCTATGGGTAACAAATAACTTTTTGCAGGATGGCTTCCGGGTCCTAGAGGCCTGGGGCTTTCAATTCGTCACCATGATCACGTGGCCGAAGCCGCGCATGGGCATAGGCCAGTATTTCCGCGGGCAAAGCGAGCACGTGTTGTTCGCACGCACAAAAAAGGTGCTGCCCTACCGCACCACCGCGGAAGGCAAGCGAGGCCAGGGGACCACGCTGCTAGACGTGTGGGGGCATCCAGATCGCAAGCATAGCGCCAAGCCGCCCCAGCTCCGCGAATGGGCCGAGCGGGTGAGCCACGGGCCAAGAATCGAGCTGTTTAGCCGGGAGCCTCACGAGGGCTGGACGGTGCTAGGCAACGAAACGTCTGGCGGTGATATTGCCGCCGACTTGAGCGCCCTTGCGGCGCGGGGTGTCTGATATGACTACGAATGATAAAGCTGTGCTAAAAGCGGCAATGACCATCGTGGAGCGTGAACTCGCGGACAGCGGGGAGGTGTCGATCTACGGATTCGGCCGCTTCAAGCTCGCCGAGCGCACGTTCCACAACCCCAGCTCCGGCATGAAAGAGGTCGCGGCATCCGTGCGATTCAAGGCCGTGCCGAGCCTCAAAGCTCGCGCGCGGGGCTACCTGGGGCTGTAACCATCCCGCTGAACGTCAGCCCCTTCGGCCCATCGGCCAGGGGCTGGCGCTTGGCGTCGCCGATCGCGTCGCCGAGCGATCCGACTTCTACCTCTACGGTATCGAATCGCCGGCCGCAGCTCTTGCGGAGGCAGCACCGCCTCCGAGCCCGTAGATCGACGGGGTCCCACCATCCGATCACAGATACCGCCTTGGCGATTAGCCCATGCGTTGCGCGAGTGTCCCGGCCCGGCGTGGCAGTGTTGAGCACGCGCGTGCGGGTGCAGCCGCATTTCGGGCAATTCATCGCACAAGCACCACGATGAGCGCGACGATCAGCCCCCCGGCGCCGAAGGCCACCGCGGGTTGGCGCCACAGCGGCGGGTTGTGGAATTGTGCCAGCTCCGCGCGCATGCCGGCCATCATCGCCCTATCCAGCTCCGCGAGCCGGCGTGCCAGCCCGAGGTCTAGGGCAGACTGGGCAAGCGCCAGCTCCGACCGGCCGAGCGCCACCTTCACGGCCGCAGCTTGCCGGGCGCGTGCATCGCTGATCAGCGTGCCGGAGCACGGCACAACCGCACCGGCCTTCACTTGCACAGCTCGCCCGCAGTCAGCAGCCGCTGCCGGATGCGCTGCTAGCAACATCGCCAGAATAATACTAGTCGTCAAACGCCGCATTGAATGCCTCCGCCCCTGTTTCTGCCGCGGCCACCTCCGCAGCTTTGGTGGCCAGATCTGCCGCCCTGGCGTCCAGCTCCGCAGACGCTGCGGCGTGATCTGCTTCGGCCTGTGCCCGTTGCCGATCGTCTTCTGAATCGGGCAGACGCACGCTGCGGCGGTCATGCAGCCCCAGGCCTACCAGGGCAAACAACGCCAGCACGCTGGCAAATACAGCATCCATGGCGCTCATAGTGCCGCCCCTTTGCGACTCACTAGCGCGGCGGCGGCGGCCTGGACCTTGCCGAATAGGCCAGCGCATCCGAGGATGCCACCGGCCCCGCCCCACAGAGCACCAACGGAATGCCCCATGATCGGAGTCTCGCCGCCGTAGATCCAACCGACCACGCATGCCAGCGCAACTGCGCCCACGTAGAGGGCGGCCTTCGCGATTGCGTCGCGGGCCTTACCCCAGTGCTTCAGGTCATCGAGCTGGCCGTACAACCACACCGCGCCCAGGCAGCTACCACCGCCCGCGATGATGCCGAGCAGCACACACCCAGTATAAATAATCCAGTCTTGCATCGTCCTACTCCCACCACGTCGGGACACAAAAAATAGCCGCCGAATTCCGCTTGAAAAAGCTGAGGTCGCGCACAGTGATCGCATCACCACCGTGGCGATGGTACTGCGACCAACTGCAATCTACACCCTGCATATCCGCAGCGGTGATAATGAACCCGGTATGCCCTTGTTTACCGTCGTGGTCGGGGTAGACCGCGATGCAGCCGTCAACCGGCTTGTCGATAACCCGGAACAATTTTCCATACTTGGTTGCGTCGGCGTAGATGCTATCGGTGGAGAACCAATAGCAGACACCGCCCAGCTCCCAGTCACGAGCTGGCTTACGCGAGCGCCCCAGGATATGCGCGATCAACCCGGAGCAGTCACACTCCGCGTCCACCTCCGCCTGTAGCCAGCCGAACCCGCCATCCCCTAGATCGTAGATGGTGCCATCGGACGCATCCGCCGCCTCTACAGCTCGATCGATGGCCTCCTCGCGCGTCGGCTTGAGCAACGCCCACAAGCTGCGGAACGTCTCACCGCCGGGGTGGCCGTCCACCTTGAGGCCCTGGACCTCTTGGAAGCGGGCCACGATTCGCCCGCGGGTCGCGAGACTGGTGGCTATGTTGATGGAACCGGGCTCATCCCCGCGACCGTAGGTATCAGCCATGAGATCAAAAAGATGGATCGGGGTTTTGGTGAGTGCTCGCTTTGCCGCGCGCGTGAGTTTCATTGTTTTATCCTGCATGGCCGGAGATCCATGCTCCGAGCGCGGAGAGGGCCGCAAGACCGAGGGCTCCGAGCACGGGGAATATGATCTTCGTTTGTGATTTCAGACTGGTGACGTCGGTGGACACCGACATTAGGCCCGCCGTGTTGGCGTCGATTTGTTTGGCCGCCGATTCATCGGCTTCCTTGGAGCTGGAAATAGCAAGGGCCAGGGCATCTTTTGATGCCGGGTTGCGTTCGATGCTGGCGAGCGCGTTTGTGATCTCCTGAATTTTGGCGGGTGAGGCCACCTCTCGAAAATTAGATAGGGCCTCGTGATCACGGGCCTGAAGGCGCGCAAGGTCGCTCGCCGCAGCACTAAGCGTAGCGAGCCCTGATTCTACGCTAGTCATCCTAGCCTCGATCCTGCGGATAGCTGCATCATATGGCATGGAGAGTATCCTCAGCCAGCCTGGAATGTAGGTAGTCCTGTATCGAGGCGATACTAGTCGTGAACTGCGCAGACTTGCGGCGCGATCCCTCCTGCCGCTCAGGCCGGAATGCCAGAGTGCGTGAGCATGCCGCCTGCGTCATGGCGCGTACTGTATCCATGTGCGGGGTGTGCATGACGACGAGCGCCCCGGCTTGGTAGAGCGACGCCACAAATACCGAGTCCAGCGAGGTGGAAAATACTAAAACGGCCGTGCCGCCAGCGGCGCACTGAATTTGGTCGAACTCAATCAGGCCCTCGCTGCACGACAGCGCCGTATCGTAGATGATCGCATCGTAGTCGTGCATCGCCAGCGAGCGCAGCGCGTCCCCCTGCGTGTGCGCGCACGAGACAGCAACATCGACGAGGGGGGGCAGAGACCGGGTCAGGCTCCGGGTCATAGCCACAGCCGCGCCGTCATGGTTTTCGATAATAAGAACCTTCACGGCGTGCTCCAATCGGACCAGTCCGCAGACCATGCCCTCACATAACCGCCCGTCGTTGTGATCAAGCGCAGACGTGCGGCCAGCTCGTCAAGGGCGTCTCCGACTAGGTATAGAGGCCACGGCCCAGTGGCCGGGTCGTCGGCGGTGAATTCGTCGGGCTGTATGTGCCCACCGAGAGGCCGCGGAGCGCCGGGGTGCACCTCGCCGGATGCGAGCAAGTAGGTCGGAGGCGTGGCATACGCCAGCGAGCCCGAGAACAAGTGCAGCTCGCCGGGCCTCGCGCCGTCGTGATAAATGTAGGGCAGCACCTCAGCGGTGAGGCCGGAGACGTCTACCGTCCAGGCCGCCGCATCCCATAGCGCCGTGCCGACAGTGGCCAGCTCTAGGTACGTCGCCGCAAACGACGTCGAGTAGTAGAGCCGGCCTGCGACACGTACCAGCCGCCCAACGTGGTCGGCGGTGAATGGGCCACCAGCGGATGCGGTGATCCGGCTGGGGTTGGCGATGGCCTGATCTACTGTGACGGACACGACACCGCCGGATAGGATGCCGTCGATCGCCTCGTGTATCGCGCCGGGTGTCCCACGTGGGCCGAGCGCGGTCGCGCGGAGGCCCTTGCGCCATGCGGATATGGAGATTGACCCCAGCCGGGGGAACCCCCACATGCGAGCCAGCCGATCGAATGCGGCACCTTCGGCCTTTGTGATCAGGGTGTCCCTGAAGGCCTCTTCAGTCTGGGAGATAGGCTGCAACATCGCAGAGCACCTCGCTGTATGTGGGCACGGTCTGCCCGTTTATGTGATACGGGGTGACGCCGGTGAACGTGGTCGGTGTCACCCCGGTGTAGGTCCAGCGAACGCCCCCAGCCCAGAATCGGCCGGATGCCGGGAACCCCAGCGTGGTCTCGACTGCCGCTGTTGTGTCGCCCGGCTGTAGCCCGGCGACAAGGCGCGTCGTGGGTTTGCCTGAGAGTTGTTGCAGCTCTAGCCCGATCGCGCGGCTGAGTGCTTCCCATAGCGCCAGATGCAACGCGGGCTGTATCAGCTCTGCGGTCGCGGTGATGGCGGCGGCATCCGGCGCCATATCCACGCCGGCAGCATCCGTGGCGAGCGGTGCAGATATGGAATATCCTTGGCTTTTGCTCATAGGCGGGCTAATCGACAGGTCCACAACCCGGAGGCTGCCGGTTTGCAGCTTGGCACGCACAACGGACGCCGGAGCGCCAGCGCCGGTCGCAGCTAGCGCCCAGCTCCCCGCGCCCTCTACGGTGGCGGGGTCAACGTCTGCGTCGAAGGTTGCGACGGCGGCAACGCGCGAGGCCACGGCAACCCCTGATAGGCTAGGCATCTAGACCCCCAGTAGCGCGGCGGTGCGTGTTGAGCGCGGGCCGGGGTGGTCTGCGCTACGAAAGCGGGCTGCGAGCGCCCATTGGTCTAGGCTACGGCCGCGCCAGATCACGCGCAAGGCCGAACTTACCGTGTGACTGCCGCTGCCCCACGTGATGGCCAAGTCATACCATCCGGGAGGGGCCGCCGGCAGTCCGCATAGGAGGTCGCCATCGGGCGTGATCTGACAATCCAGGCCGTTACCGGGGCCACCGTAGCAGTCGAATGTCTGCCCGGTGTGCACCTCTACGATCGCCACCCGGAACGGGCCGGGAGCTGGCCACGCCGCCGCGATGCGTAGCAGCTCGCCGCCGTCGTCGGGGTATAGGTGGTCGCCGGGCTGGGCTGGTAGGATCATCGCGGATAGGATCGACAGCGTGGGGTCGCCAGCTCCAATATCCGCGCCCTGTGGAGCCCAGAATGTTGGCGGCGTAGGGGCGCCAGCACCCCACGGGTGATACCCGTCAGGCGACGCGCTTGTTGGATCTCCAGCTCCCCACGTGCTCATCGAATCCCCCTAGGCCCAATAATAACCTGTTAGATCTTGCACTAGTATAGTGACGCCGCCGGCTAGGGTGTCGTCGCCGTTGCCAGCGGTGGCGTCCCGGAAAAACGCAATGACCAACACGTCCCCCGGCACCATATCCGCGATGGGGATCGAGAATGAGGTTTCCTTCACGACTTTGTCGTCCGCGGCCCCGACGGTCGTGACCACAGGCGCTGCCGCCACGCTGGCGATCGATCCGTCCAGGGTGGAGCCTACACGGAAGACCGAATATCGGGCCTCTAGCTCGACGGCCGATGGCCCCCCGTTCAGGTTAGCGTGCCACAGCGTCGAGAATTCCAACGCACGCGCTGTATTGATGCCGACTGGCAACTTTATCCGCGTTATACGCCCATCTATCGCGCTGTTCGAGAACACGCTGGCGAAGGCGTCGCCGGATATACTAGCTGCCTCAGTCACGGCACCGTTGGACGGTGATGCCCCTGTGAGATCATCCCCCATGCGATAGTGCCAGATCGACTTACGCTTTTGCGCCATGCCGTGATCTTCGGCGTACCCATCCCCTTCGAGCCCACGTCGGTGGGTGCCCAGCTTGACCCGCGATAGGACGGGCGCCGTCGTGATAGGACCGGTGGCGATGCGGCACCTGAGCCAATACGCACTTTGGCTGTTGATCGTTGACGCGGCCCAGCCGGATGGTGGCTCTAGGTATATGTGGTCGCTCTGCACTCGCCCGAAGACTACCTGCGCCCATGACTGGTGTTCGTGGTACGCGCCGCCCGCCGGGTGGTCGCCATCGGTAGCCATGACGGCTATCGAGACCCATGTACCATCCCAGTATTCCCACACTAGGGTGCCACTGCCGAGGTCGATCGCCGTACCGACCACCACGTCTAGGTCGGGGAATGCGCGGTATTGGCTGCCGAAATACGCGATACCTCCCGCATTCAACGTGTTGAACAGGGTGGCCGTGGCGGCCCCACTGGCCGCTAGAGCTGCGGTATTGTCTACCCATGCGGCGGAGCCGTCGTGTGCAAAAACGTACATGCCGTGAGTGCTTGGATCGCCCTCTCCGAATGACGTCACGCCTGCGAGGCCTGGGGAGCCAAACGCCAAGCTGCCCAAAAACCTATGCGCGGGATCGTCGTTGATGCCCTCATCTGCGATGAACCCTGCGATCGATGCGGTGCTCCGCCACGCTGGTATCAGCGTGGTCTTTTCGTTGCGGACGGCCACACCGGTCAGTACCAGCGTCGTGCCGGTACCCGCGGCAGATGCGTGATTCGACACGTCTGCGGTCGCGCCTATCAGCTCGCCGCCGTGGATCTGGACGTTCGAGCCATCCGAGGCCGCGCCGAAGTACAGTGCGTTAGCGACCCCGACCCCAATATGTGCGTTGTGGACGTCGGCCACCACAGCAGCGCCGCCCGCGATGTGGATACCGTAGACATACACGCTCGTGTCTAGGGTCCGCATCTGCTGGACTAGCACGGTGCCATCCGACACATAGATCGCATCCTGAGCTGTGCCGGCAAAAATAACGTCATCGAGTAACACAGAGCCGGCCGCTGTGATGCGCAGAGCGGAGCCGGTGAGGACGCCAGTGCCGTCGATGGTGGACCCCTTTATTTTACAGAACGCATCCCCCGCGTGATGGAACCCGTGCGTGTTGCTGCCGCCGCCGCCGGATATGCAGCACCCGTCGATCACTGGGCCAGCCGAGCCGGATGCGGCGGTGGTGTAGACCACCGGGTGTGCGTCCGTATGCCCGATACACCGGATATACCGCAGTATTGATCCGCTATCCATCGTGACGGCTGGGCCTCCGGCCACACCCTGGATAGTGACGGTCGAGTCATCCCCGAGCGCGCCTAGCACCACCACCCCGGCCGGGATGGCGATATTTTCGGCATATGTGCCCTTACCGACTAGCACCACGTCGCCACTGGTAGCCGCTGCCAGCGCCAGAGATATGGTGGCGTAGGGCACGGAGGGTACACCCGTCCGTAGGAGCTGGACCGATATGGTGCCCCCTGTGTTATCTACGCGCGACCATACAGCCGCGGCTGTGGATTGATCGAGACACACATAAATGGCGCCGACCACCGTGTCTACCCAATGACTGCCGACCCGGTAGCCGATCGTCTCATCATCGGATGCCGTGGGGACCACCGTGGCGGATAGGTTGGAGCGGTAGTCGCGTTCGTTGCCCTGATACATTAGATCACGCTCCAATCCGAGCCGCTAAATACCAGCTCGATAGATTTGAATGCTGCGTTGAAGGCGTAGGTTGCGGCAGAATCGATCGTCTCCGCACCGTTGGGCACGATAGTGATCGGCCACGTCCCCGCGTTGCCGCCCTTGTCCTTGATCGCGAAAACCTGCCCGGCCACACCGACCGGCAGATTCACGGTCATAGGTGCCGAGTTGCGCAGTAGTATGTAGCGATGGGACGTGAGCACGGCGACTGGCGTGGTGGCGAATTCATGCACGGGGCTCAACAGGGGGGCCGCGCCCATAGTCTCGACGGCGCTCGCAAGGTCGTGCAGGACCGTGACCCAGTCACGCTGGCCGGGTGCGACCTTGCGAAGCGCCTGGATGCTGCTCTTGACCTCGACGGTCACAAACGACACCGATTCAGACTGGATCGGATCGACGGGGCTTGCCGCGGCGTTGTTGGAGTTCACACCCTTGAGGTATATCAAGTAGTTGCCCCACAGATCCACACCATTGAGCGTCGGGTTTTGCGCGCTGGTAGAGCTGAGGGATGCAGTGCTGCCAGTCGGCACAGCCAGTAGCTCCCAGGTGTATACCCAGGTCGGCGATGCGTCGGTGCTATCCGTGCCGTTGCCGTAGAGCTGGATGGACGTCACCGGCAGCGGGCCACCGCCGGTGGATAGGTCGATCTCAGGGTTGACGTCTGGGCTCACCAACGGCGAAGAGTCGCCGCTTGCGTACATAATGACGGTCATTTATGCGCTCCGCTGGGCTACGATGTAGAATGGGCCATCCTGTAGAGCGCCCGCAGCGTCGAAGAGCTGCGCAATGCCCCCAGGGCTAGCCCCGTGGATCGCCGCCATGCCGGTGCGCGTGGTGTAGACGCCGGGGGTGGGCGTCACGCTGATCGACAGTAGTGTGCTGCCGCCCGGCAGCGCGGCCGAGGCGAACACCTCAACGGTACCCTGCCCCAGCCGGTTGATGCTGCCGATTCCGTAGCTACCGCCGCCACTGCCGCCTGCGAGGGTGTACGCCGCCCCGTCCCAGTGCACATACCCGGCGAACCACGTCACCGGGAGCGCCTGCAATACTGTGAGTGCTAGCCCCTGTCCCGTTGCGCTGAGTGCTAGCGTTTCGAGGTTTTCGGTGCTTAACGGCACCTCCCACCACGGTTTGCTGCTATTGCCTGTCAGCATGCGCTGGATGCGCCCACGTGAGAACGCTAGGAGCTGGACTAGGCCCAGGCCCTTTTCGTTGATCTTGGAGCCATCGAACCCGCCAGTGGCATCGCCGCCGAGGTTGTCTGGGATCGTCACACCTTCGCGCGTCGCGTAGGCCAGCGATGCGACGTCCACACCGGTTGCGTCGTTGGTCGCATCGTAGGCTGAGGTGTACCAGCTCGCAGGGTAGCCACCGGCCGCGTGGGCCTCTTCGTTGTCCCAGACGGTGAGCGGGACGATCAGTGGATCGCCAGGGTCGGCACCGGCCACGTTTGGCCAGTCCACGATCTTGCCGATCGGCGACCACGCGGTCGCGCCGCTGCCGGGGTTAGTCGCCGACAACCCCAGGTATGACCGGCGCGTGGTGCGTGTGGTGGCCGTAAACGGCACCTCTGATCCACCAACGGTGTCCCATTTACGGCGTCCATCGGAGTCCTCGTTGTTATCGTAGGGCCTCGCCCAGAGGAATGGGAAGGCCGCCGTTGCCGTTGCCGGCACTAGACCGCCCGCGATCTGCGTGGCCGCGTAGGCCCTCACCGAGCTGTACTCTAGGGTGCTGAGTTGGGAGCCACTGGCAACATCGACCGTGCCGATCTCCGTAGCCCAGGCCCGGCCCGTGGCGCCGTCTGCCAAGGTACGCACCGAACGCGCGTACATGAACGGGCCGAAGTTGATGTAGAACTTGCCCGCGGCCGTGCTTAGTGTGATCGACGGCACACTCAGGCAGCCGGCTGAGAACCCCAGCAGTGCGCCCATGACCTCGCCGATATGGGCATACACGAGGGCGTGGATGGCGTCGGCATCGATTTTGTCTAGCCGTTCGTTATCGTAGAACTGTATAGATTGCTGTGGCATATTTAGACCTCATTCACGTTGGCTGCGTCCGATCGGACAACGGTATCGTCGGCGGGGTAGACGTCGTCCAGCGGTGTGCTGGTACCGCCCATCCAGAATCGGATCGACAGTAGGTCGGTGGTGCTCATGATCGCATCGTAGAGCTGCGCGACGTAGAGCGGCGCACCCGGCGCCAGTGTGGCGAGGTAGGCGATGAGCGCATCCTTGGCAGCGGCTGACACCGTCGCAGCATCCGAGCCAGACACCGGCACGCTGGTATATCCGATCCCCACAATCTGGACGACAGGCGGCATAACCTGTAGGCGCGTGGTCGCCGCGCGCCATCCGGGCCGGGCCGCGTCGGATGGATCACCCTCCACCTCAGACTGTAGCTCAGACAGGATGCCCGTATATACGGAATAGCCTGTAATGTTCCATACGTCGCCGCTTACCAGCTTACCGGCCGCGACGTAGCACAGGCCGCGTTCCGGGATGGATACAAAATCGCCAGTCGCACGCGACAGCACCACCGTCGCAGCTCCGCGGGTGACGCTGATATTCTCTATCTCCACCGTGGCCGGGGCCTCATGCCACACGATGCGCTGGCCGGCGGCCGGTACGATGCCGCTGGACGCAGCACCGGCCCGTTTGAGCCCTGCTAGGCCGGTTCCGTCGTCTACTACCAGCCGGCCGTATGCGGGCCGTGATGGATCTTCCCAGACGTTGGCGAAGCGCACCTGCGTCGAGTCGCTGGCAACGAAACTTTTCGCCATGTAGACCTGGGCCTCCGGCAGCGTGCGCGCGAGGCTGGATAGGTAGCTGATACCCATCGCCCGAGCCTGATCGTCGGGCTGCTCATCTACGCCGTTAATCAACGGGCCGACGTTGGTACAACCCACTAGATCGGAAGGCATATCAACAAGTTGCGTGATGGTGCCAGACGGCGCGTTGCCCACGCTTCCGAGCACAAGCGCCGTGATCTGAATGTTGGTCAACGTCGTGACGCCGATGCCCATCGTGTAGTTGAGCGCAACCCGGTAGAGCAGCGTTTCGTCGTCATGGCGACCTACCAGCGATCCCACTGGGATGGTGAGCGCCGCCGCCGCATTGACCCGCGTGACGGACAGCACGTCGCCGGTAGCGGCAGACTCCCCCTGCCGAGACACGCCGCCTAGTGGCAGCTCGCCTAGACGCTCATCTAGGTCCGCACCGGCGAGGTCTGGATTGTCGAGATAGAAGCTATCGCGGATGCGCTTCAAGCGCAGCTCCACGCCGGCCAGTGATTCCGCGACGGATTCCACGATCAATCGGAGCACGGACCCCTCAGCGAGATCGGTGAGCTTAGTCAACGCCACAATCCGAGATGCGAGGCTTTGTAGCAGCTCTTGCGCGTTTTTTGGGGTGTAGGGCATGGTAGATCTCCGCGCGCAGCATAGCGCCTAGACGGCTAACGGCGCAACGATATTGAGGGGTACGGTATCTCCTACAACGGCGATGGCCGCGTCTAGGTCAAGAGTATCGCCTAGATCGACCACCGCGAGGCTCAACACCTCGCCGACGCGGGGGTCCGCTAGTAGCTGTTCGCGGGAATGCGACGCGAGGTAGCCCGCGGTCTCAAGGGACATAAGATCTCCGGGGGCCACGACCAACCCATAGCCCTGTGCGGTGGCGACGTCCCCCAGCCGCGTGGTCAGCCGCCGGGTGAGCGCCTGCGTTAGGTTCGCTACGCCGCGAACGGTGCGGACGTCGCCGTCATCCGTCAGCTCAAGGTTGCCGTCTGCGTCAACGTAGAGGTCCGTTCCGTAAAGGTCTGGCGTTAGCGCCCCATCGGCGCTTGGTGTGCCCGGTAGAAGCAGCTCGTCGCCGGGTGCCAGCGGCTTACCGTTGGCATCGTGTAGGGAGTCTTGCCAGCCGTTGTGGATCGCAATCTGGACCCATAGCGCCGCGTCGCCGTATGCCCGCAGCGCGATAGATTGCAGCGTGTCGTTTGGCAGCACGACGATGGTGGGGGTCCAGACTAGCGACGGAATGTTGTACTTCGATCCGTTGCCCAGCGGGAAGCCGCTTTTTATGCGGGCTGATGCAATGTTGCTTGGCCCGCCGCCTGCCATGCCTATCAGCTCTAGGGCACCCGTGCGGATCTCGTCTAGGCCTCGCAGCCCATCGCCGGTGACAATGCCGCTTCCCAGCTCGTAGATAATGGCCTGCGCTTGGTCTGCCAGTACGAAAACGTCGGAGGCGAACGTGAGCGGGCTGGCGATGGCGTTGGTTTGCTGTGCAGATCGCGTGTATGACGATAGCAGCGCGGACAGCTCCCGCGCCGGTGCGCGCAGCCCTTCGAGGTCTCCGCGCGTGTTGGTGAGCACGTTTTCAACCTTCGCCGCTTGATCGGTTCCGATGCGGATGAACGCCGCCGCCAGCTCCGTTAGTTTCGCGAGGCCGCCGAAGATGCTAGTCGGCACAGGTGCCGCCGCGTAGGCCCAGCCGGTGAGGCTGAGGCTCCACACCGCGCCCATGCGGCTGTTTTGCACGTCGCGATCCCAGGACCAGCTATCGACCTTGACGAACAGGTGCACTTTCTCATTGATCGCGCGGAATACCAGCGCGGTAGTCCGCAGCCCCTTTCGGTATTTATCGGGGTTGTAGAGGTAGTGCGCGCTCTTTTTCACCGTGTAGTTTTGCACCGTATCGAGGAACCAACCGAATTCATCGACGGCCTCAAGGCCGGTGAGCGACCGAACTTCGCCCTTTTCGTTATAGCCGGGCCTGCGAGCTGTACCGCTGCGGCCTGATAGCTTGATTTTCCATTCGCGATGTTCGGTCTCTTCGCGGATCGGCGTCTTGCCGAGCGTGTGACTGAGCACCGTACCGCCGGCCCGCGAATACTGCATGGATGAGGGGCCGCGGGGTAGTGACACGCTGCGGACGATACCGCCGCGGTGCCATATTTCCATGATGTACGGGATCGGCACTTTCTGTAGGTCTGCTAGGCTCATGGCAGTGTATCCCCCCGCGTGGCTGCTGGCACAGTAGCAGATCGAGACACCGTTTCATCGCCCGGCTTTGTGCTGCCGATGTAGGGTGCCACGCTCAATGCGGGGGCGATCGATGCGGCGAACGCGATGTACCCCCCGTTGATCGCCACCGGTGCGTCCGTGACGGCGGCCGATCCCGCGGCAAGGGCAGCGGCTAAGGCTGTTTCAACGGCCGCCAGCCGTTTTCCGATGGCATCGTACTTGTCGATCATCGTGCCCAGCGCGAGCAACGTCGGGCCAGAGAGTAGCAGGCCTTCGGAGCTGTCACCGCTGCGACTGATGCGCAGCTCGCCGCCGAGTTGTAGCCTGATCGGCTTACCGCTGGCCGATGTGTCCAGCACAATATCGCCGTCTTTGCTGATCACGATGCGGGCCGAGCCGGCTTCGATGGCCACGTCTGCGGGATCGTTCGTGGAGGGGAATTCCGCGTCGGCCGCAACGCTTTCCTCACGCTTGACCATGCGGCTATCGGCCTGCCCGTTGTGGAAGCTGCCGACGATAACTGGCCAGCCTCCGACGCGATCGGGCATCGAGATCAACACCTCCGATCCCCCGGATGCGTCGGGGGTTGCGTTGGGGTTGGCCTCAGTCGGCGGAATGTAAACGCGCGCGTCGGAGGCGTCGCCACCGCCGCCCAGGCCGAGAAACCGCACGCCGATGTAAACACCGCCGTATTCGTCGAGAATGTCAGCGACCGGCGAGCCGGCCCGGCTGGCATACACCCTTTGCACGATGGCGATGCGGTGCCCGTTCATTCGTCAGCTCCCTTTGTATGCTCATCCCAGCGGGCCGGCTTGGTGCGCTGATCGTAGTGCACGAAAGTGTCATAGAGGCCAACACCGCCGTCGGGGATCGTGCCGTCTAAGATCAGCCCCAGGATGATGGTGTGTAGCGCCGCCGCCGTCATGCCTTTAGGTCGCAGGTCGGCGGCCGTGCCTTCCCGGTGCCGTGACGTCTTTTTGCGGATCTCCGGCTTGCGGATCTTTTTGCCGTCCTTACCGATCAGAAAGACGCCAATCGGGTCCCTCTTGTACTCGACGACGCCGACCTCCACATACCCGTGCAGTAGTCGGTATGCGTCCATCTTCTTGCCGTTCAGGCCGCCGTGGAAGGTTATAGAGATAGGTACGTTAGCCGTTAGGCGGATCTCCTCTAGCGCCAGCGCCAGCGCCATCAAGTTTTCCTCGCTGCCTGGGAGGGTCCCGCGGTCTCCGTAGCGGTCCAGCTCGAACCACGTGAAGTGCTCAGTCGGCCCGTCTTTCTTATCTTTCGCCCGTGCGGCCTTCTCGGAGGCCGGCGTGATTGTCTTAGGCAGCGGCCCGGCACGTGTGCGCGTTGGCTGGGACTGGCGCTGAGTGTGGTCGGGGCTGTTGAAGTAGGGTTGTATGAATTTCGACGACTCACGTAGGAGCATCCGCGACAGTTGCAGCTCTGTACGTGCCGATACGTTGTCGCCGTTTACCTCGACGGAATGCCGCACGTTTTCGACGTAGCCTGTCAGCTCGCCAACCGGCAGTGTGATGAAAACCCAGTAGCCGGCCTTGATCCATGGTTTGTAAAGCGTCTCGACGATGCCGCGTGCGCGCGTGCTGCCGTCGCTCGTGAATGCCCACGCCAGCTCTGCGATGGCGTCAACGTGCCGCCTCGCTATCGCCTCTGTCTTGATGGTCGGAGTCTTGACGGTTGGAAAAAATGGCCAGTGAATGTCGCGTGCGCGTAGGCCATGCTTCAGAATCTCGCCCTTATCCACGATCGGCGTGCCGAACGCACCGCGCAGCTCGAACTGGGAGCCTGGATTCATAGGCGTTCGCGCGTAGGTCATATTAACCCGGTCGCCGTCGCTCCACTGAAGCGAGATGCTGCGAACCTCGTCGGCCGGGAAGTAGTACCAGTCTACGTCTACCTTTTGCACACTGGGCGTCTGCCATAGCCCTACGGTCTCGGAATCCGGCTTAAAGGAGGTTTTTTTTACGCCTGTCAGCTTCTGATCTTGATCTATGAACGCCTGAACCCGCGCCTTCGAGATCGGGGCATGGAGGTGCGGCTTGATCCTGTAGACCAACACCGGCTGTGCACCGCCCAACGCATCGCCTATCGCCGTCAGGTCTGTGTTTTCTTTATAGTTTGAGTGCGGGTGCTCTAGCGAAGGGAAAAATTCGATCAGCTCCGCCGGCCCCGCAAAGCTGGCCGATAGCCATTCGCCCAGCGTGCCGGCTGGTAGGATGCTCGACAGCGCGTTGATTGCGTGGCCTGGGACGTCAATGTGCTGCGGTGCGCGCATTGGCGCGAACGTCTCCATGGTCTCTCGGTCGAATACCAGCGGTATTTGCTCGCCGTAGGTTGCCGTTGTGACCAGCGAACTGGGGATCCGCATATTGGCCAGACTCTGCCACAACTTGTTAAGTGACGGACCCGGCGTGTTTTTTAGGAGCGTGGCCAGTACACCTTTGATGCTGGTTATCCAGCCGGTGTATAGCCACACGAACCCCGGAATGGCCCAATACCCCGCCACGCCTAGCACGATCCTCGATTTGTGGACCGTCGAAAACCAAGACTCACAGCTCAGAATCACCGGCGTCGATCGTATGTTGCCACCTTCCGCGTCTACCTTGAGGCCCGTTCCGATCGAGATACACCGCCCCCAGGCCAGCGCCGGCCCTTTCGCACGGGTGCGGAGCACAACCCAAAACCCCGTCTCCGGCTGGCGTCGCTTGTGTTTGCCGTTGTCGAGATACACGCGGCCGGGGATCACATTCGACAGTTGCTCCAACGGAATATCCATGCGAACGGTGATGGTCTCCCAGGGTGCCGCCACGCCGGATTGAAACTGCACCGACGTGACGAACGGTGTGACGTCTCGCGCGGCTTTAAGGTCTGAGCGAATGCCCTTGGCTTCCTCGCCTGGGAGGAAGCCGTGTAGCTCGACGCGGATCGGCGTGCTGCTAGTGCTCATCGTACCGTTCGCCCCATGACTTCTAGCAACACGTTCAGGGAATCGTGAATCCCCGTGCCGAGATCGCCCAGCTTGATCATGGTCATGTTCATACTGGCGATCGTAGTCTGCATCCGCGTGAATTGCATCATGCTACCGCTGGCGTCCAGCTCTTGTCGCTTTTGCTCTGCGAGCGCCGCGCTGCGCCGGAGGCCTGCGGGGTCGCCCCGCAACGCGCCAACGCCACCTGGGGTGCCGGGTAGGATGCCCCCTGCGGCTAGCGTCTCGGCCTGCGTGGACGTGAACCCCTTCGTCGTGAGCGCCAACGCGCCAGCTTGCTTGCCGGCCACGCTAATGACGTTCGCCGCGTTGCCGAGCGGGTCGGACTTCGACTTTTCAAGGTACTTGATCGCGCCCATGGGATCGCCACCGCTGGCCTCGAAAGCCTTGGCCAGCATCGCCATATCGGCAACGCCAGAGAACTGGCTCTTGATCATGCCCAGGGCACCGTCGCCCAGGTTGGCGAGCTTGCCCGCGCCGCGCACGGCGTTCATGCCCTCGAAACCCTTGCGGCCTGATAGCCCTGCAACCCCGGCGTTGTACTTATCGAGATCGAGTGACAGCCCTTGCTCCGCCATGTTGGAAGTCGCGCTGGCGATTCGGCTTAGGAGGTCCGACACCTTCTGCCCGCGAAACCCCATATCAGCCGCGTTGCCCAGCGCGCCCATCATGCCACGCTGGGCACCGGCCACACCGCCGGCCGCGCCCATGCCGGGGCCGCCCAGCCCTTGAAACCGGGCCATCGATCCGGCGTCCAGACCACCGGCCTGGAGCGAGAATAGATCTTCCCCAGTGAGCGCGGAATCCGCAGAACCGGCGACGCCGATGCCTGAGAAATACTGCGACATGGTCTGCGTCATTTGGCCGGGGGCCATGCCGTAGCGAGCTGCGAGCTTGGCCGTCTTGGAGCCGGTGCCAATGTCCAACCCCGGCCCGCCGGCCAGCCCTGGTAGATCCATCGTCCCGCTGCTGGCCACGCGCGCCAGCTCTTGCCCACGCTCCATGCCGGCCAGCTCTTGCATGCCTTCCCATTGCTTTTGTTTGCCTTGGTAGCTGCCCTTGGCTACAGCCGCACCCCCCAGCAGTACGGCCGCAACGCCGGCCGTGGCGGCCACAGCGCCTATGCTCGCACCAGCTATCGCCGCCCTGGCAGCCGTGCCGCCCAACTGCCCCATGACGCCGGCCGCCGCGCCCATGCCGCCACCCGCGCCCTCGCCCACAGCACCGGCCGCGCCGCGTGCCATGCCTAGCGCGCGGTTGCCGCGCACTTCTCGCTGCCGCTGCCGCTGGGCCACCCCTCGATCAATACCGGCCGCCACGCCGCGCTGGCCGCCGCGGGATGCGGTGCTATGCGTGGCCGGGGCTCCACCTGGGGTGGCGCCGGGTGCACCGCCGCCGCCGCCGCCGCCGGGTGCTGTGCTGGTAGTAGCACCGCCACCACCGCCCAGCCCCAGCCCGCCGCCGATCTGTTGTGCGCTCTCTAGTTTCTTGAGTATTGCGTCGATTTTCTGCGTCGCGCTCGCGTCGTTGATCACTAGCTCAATTTCAGATCTTTTGCTTGTCATGCCCACGACTCCCTGATTTGTTGCTCCCAGCGGTGCAATACGGGGTCATCTAGGTCAGCATGCCCGGCCTTCGTGTGCGCTTCCCACTCTTCGTTTGTCAGCGATAGCAGTGCGTGCTCAACGTGGTCAGCTACGCATGCACTACGCGCTGGCGGGGTCAAGCTCCGGCGTAGATATGACCACGCGGGGGATTCCCGCAATTCCGTCGCTCTCTGCGTCGATTCCGCGAAAAAACTGCGCATCGTGTGCGCCGCATGCGTTGGCCACTCCGTACAGCAGCGCGTCGTCTTCGACGGCCCAGCGATTGAACCATTCGGGGGGATCGAGTAGTTGGACGGCCACCGTTGCCAGCGCCCAGCACCGCGACGCCTCTAGTGGTGGAAGGTGCGCCCACGGCATCGCCGCCGTTGCCGCCGCCGCCCGTGCACGTTGCAGTCGCTTATCACCGTCCAGAATCCGACTGATAAGCGCGCCGCTATGCGTCGCACCCTCCGGCGTCGTGTAAGTCACATTGATCGCCAGCTCGCGCCCCACAAGGGGGGCTGCCGCAGTCGGAGATTCCCCGCCTGCGGCTATGCCACGTAGATCAAGCGCCGCCATTAAGCGTCACCGGCGATCATGCGAATGGCTTGGAAGCTGCAATTCACGCGCATGAGATCGCCACGATCGACGCGCCAGCCACGTGTTTCAGGGCGGCAGCCGGTGATCTTGTAGAGCACGGTATCCCCCACGGCGTCGTACACTTCCACGCTCATCGCGGGGAAGTTGACCACGTCGGCGGTCCCGCCCTCCGGCCAGAGTCCCATCTTACGCAATGGCTCATTCAGGATGCGTACAACATCCATGCTGAATGTGACGGTGCGGCCTACGGGCTCGATCTCTTGCGAGTCAATGTCACCTAGGACGTCAACACGCGCGAGCTGCGTGGTCTCCTGGCCGTTGACCCCAGAGCCCCAGCCCACAACCTTGCTGCCGTCGAACGAAATACGCGCCCGCGCCCCGCTGAACCCTCTTCGCTGTGCCATCTAGGCCCCCTATGCGGTGATGCGGACAGCCGACAGGCCGATACGCATGAAATTCAGAGGCTCGACCGGGGCCGCCTCGTAGTTAATGTTGTAGGTGTCGCCCAGGTCTTCGATCACGACGTTTTGGTAGGCCTTGATGATCGCGTCAGTGACCTGTTTGTCGAGCTGCGCCTCCACCGTGGCCTGGAGCCGCGCCGGGCTCAACGTCGTGCTGGGGTTGCCGATCTTACTAACCAACGCGCCGCGTAGGCTGCGGATCGACGTGTTCAGCGACTCGTTGGCGCTCACCTCAGAGAAAAACGGGTTGTCGTCGGTGAGATACGTGGTCACGCTGCGCAGGACCTTGACCCCCAGCGCATCGCTGGTGAGGGCGCAGATGCCCTTGCTGATCACCTCATCATCATCCTCGCCGGTGCTCCAATTCTGATCGAATGCGTAGACGTTGGGCCGCTTGTTTGTCAGCGGCGTCCCTACGGTGGTGCCGGCCTGCATGCCAGCGCATTGCAGCGCGAAATACTTAGGCGACAGCCATTCGAGGTTGCCGGCCGCGTCCACGACTCGAATCCTGGCGCCCACCAGCGGCGTGTTGCGCGTGTTGAGCACGCCGCTATACGTCGCGTAGAGCTGCGCAATGGTCTGGTCTGCGATAGCGCCGCACCATGCGTTGCGCTCGAAGCCGGCCAGCGCCGACAACCGGCAGTGAGTCACCGCCTCCGCATGCACCGTTGCGGTCTCATCGAAGGGCACGACGATCTGAATATCCAGGCTCTGCAACTGGGCAAACGCACCGGTCCAGTCGGCGATGCCAACGGCAGACGCCGCGCCGCCGGCCAACAACACGCTTTCCTTCACCGCCGCGCCGCCAACATGCTTGGGCGGCAAGGTGGCGCCGGTGGTGCGCGCTGCGGTAGCAATCTCCGACTTGGCGGTGATTTGTGCAGCGATCTTCCATAGATCGGCACGCGCCGTCACCTTGGCGGTGGCGGGAGCCTTCGCGTAACAGTCGATGGTGGTCTGCTTGTCCAGCTCGTCGGCGGGGGCCTGCCCAGCCAGTGGGCTCATCGAGGTCGCGTTGTAGCCCTTAGATGGGAAATTCACCGCGGCGAGCAAGTCAGTCAACTTGGCGTATGCCGTAGGGTCAAGATCAAAGCTCGTGCCAGTGACAGTGGACTGGCCGATGTAGGCGACGTCGTCGCTCTCCGTCTCGATCTCGGTGATCTCCGACCAGCTCTCAGTAGTCAGCTTGGCTACTGCACCCTCTCCGGCCGCGAATGTGACCGTCTCGACGGTGTCTACGCCAAGCTCGTTTTTGCCGGTGAATTTGACCGTCGTGACCTTGCCGACCGGCGTCACCACGGTCAGCGTGGTGCTGAGAACCGTGCTGTTGACGATCACGTCACCAGTCATGGCGTGCGTGACCTTGTTGCCCGCGCCAGTGGGTAGGGCGGTTGATAGGATCGACCACAACCACTTGAGCTGAGTCGGATCGATCGTCAGCGTGCACGCGGTGAGGTCGTCGCCGTTGTAGTAGAGGCTGGCGAGATTGCCAGAACCGAGGCCGGTCAGCGTCTCAGTGACGCCGTCGCGACTGAGCGTGACGTCTACTAGCTGCCCATCGCTGGCGTTCTGCTCCATCGTGGCGAGCACGGCATTGCCGCGTGGCCCCCACAGGCGGGACGAGACCTTCAAGGAATCGGCCGCGGCCGAATCCTTGAAGGTGTAGCCAGCTTGTGTGTTGGTCTGGACGTTTACCAAAGTCACGTCGGATGCACCACCCGGCACCGCATCATCGAGCGACGGCGAGAAAAGCAGCCGCGCGATGCGTGCTAGATCTTTATTCGTAGGGTCCAACGCGGCGAGCTTGCGCGCGGAGCTGAACCGCGTCGGGGTGTCGGATTGCAGCATGGGGAACGCGCCGGCTACGCCGACACGGCCGATCACAAGGCCCTTGCCGCCGAGCGCCGAAGCGTCGATCGTGCCGTACACGCCGGGGACGTATTTGGTGCTACCGTTGACATTTATTGAACTTGGCATTTTAGGCTCCTACGGTCTGGACGGTACAACACCACCCGGCTCCCCGTCTACTGTCAAATCGCTCGCCTGTACCCACCACGTAATCGACGCGGGGGCTCCATCTAGGTGTCGCACCTGTACGATTGACGTTGCGTCCCAGCGCAGGACGCGGAGCGCCATACCACCAGATTCTGCTATCAGGCGCTCTTCGAGGCTTAGGGGTTCCATGCCCCCATAATCAACGCTCTCATATCCGGCTGATATTAAGGCCCTTGTGGCCTGGAGCATCGAGGCTCTCACTATGATGGCGAGCGCCCGCGTCAGCTCCGCGCTCTTAGTCCAGCAGCCTACCGACACGCCCTGCGACACGTAGTATCCCAGCAGCTCCGCACCGTCGTCGTCGGCGCCTATGTAGTCGCCCAGCGCAGATTGTGACGGGGTCTCATCCGTAAGCGACACCAGAATAAACGGGGGTTTGGGGGGCGACTGATCGAACCCGGTGAGGACGTGCACGCCAGTCCGCGCCAACTCCGTGAACCATTCTGTGATCACAGACGGCTCGACGGCCCTAAATAGGCCGGCGAACTTCGCCGCGTCGGCGAGGTATAGCGCCACGCCACGTTTAATCACCACGACAGCATGTAGATCGAAGATGCCGCTCATAGGGCCTCGCTCACGATCTCAGGTAGCTTTTTCTCAACAATGCCGGCCAGATTGCGTGCTTTGACGCCCTTGCTCATCCAGGCCTGCCCGTTCCAGCTCGCGCGACGCCATATGCGCCAGCCCGTGGTCTGGATCTTACCGCTGGCGTATGTAGAGACCAGCTTGATCATGCCTTGCAGGGGATCGGCCACGTGGTGAGGCGAGATCTTCGGGGCCATGCCCGCGACCATACGGCCCGAGCCCTCCGGGCCTGGACGCGAGCTGCCGGTGAAGCTGCCGATCAGCGCAGTAGCTGCGGCCCGCGCGCCGCTACCGCCCAGCTCTTGGATCGCTGCGCCGGCCCGGTCGAACGGTACGTTCATGTACGGCCCGTTTTTACCGAACCTCACGTTTTTGGAGCTGTATTTCAGTAGGTGCTGGCGCACGTCATAGGACCCTTCGGTGCCGAGGCCGCCGCCGCCGAACCCCAGCTCCACGATTAGCGCGAGCATCGCCGTGCTCTCCTGGCCTGGGCCGGGGAGCGATACCGTGACGGTGTCTTCGCTCAGTGATCGGATGCCGATCGACTTCACGTAGCTGCCGCGGGACCGTCGGCCTAGTTTCTCTTTCGCAACGGCGGTCCACTCCGCAACGATGCCGTCACCGATGCGGCGCATGCGCGCTTTACGGCCATCCGGCGTGAGGCCGAAGGATGCTAGATCGATCTCCACCGCCATCACTGCGCCCCCAGTTGCTCTAGCTCTGCGAGGCAGTTGATCGGCAGGGCCTGATGCACCGGTGCGGGCTTTTTCTGAGCGATCCACGTATCTCGGATCACATGCGGGTGATCGACCACAACGAACGTCGGGGCGGTATTGTAGACCATGCTATAGCCAGCGCCAGTAGCTGGGGAGCTGCCCAGCCCATCGCCTAGGGTCCAGTCAATATCGCCGTTGCCGTTCACGACAAAATCTACGCCGGCCACCATGACGTCGCCAGCGGTAGCCACGCCAGACGTCGCGGCCCGATGTGCGTAGAGCACCCCGACCGGTGTTAGACCGGTTGACAGGTCCAGCGTGCGGGTCAGTACGGGGTATCGCAGTGACTCCACCGCTGCCGCCGTGCGGATGCGCCGCTCAGAGTAGATCACAGAGCTATCTAGCAGCCGGAATCGATCCTGCACGCGCGGTAGATGCTCCGGCAGCAGGCTGATCGAGGCCATGCCGTTAGCACGCGCGCCGAACGCTTGAAAAAGCTCCGGCTTGCTCCGCATCGACGTTATGACCGCCAGGATGGTCTGCGGGCTGTGATAGAGGATGCCGATCCCCTTGCAGACGACGCAGTCAGTGCGTGGCTCGCCCGTCGTGCGCGTGGTCGGTTGATCTGCGAACCCTAGGCCGGTCGCAAGATCTTGGTTCGATCGCTGGCACGGACACACCGCGGATTGCTCCCACGTGGCCCGCAGCCCATGCGTATGCACCATTTTCCGATAATCTTGAGGCCGGAAGTCAACGCGCTGGTTGAGTTTCGGCGGGACGCGGGAGGGTAGCTGCATGGCTAGATGCTCCCGAAGTTGATCGACCGGTAGCGTGCTCGCAGCGCCGGTAGGAGCTTCTTTAATTCCCGCTCGAATTGGAGCACTCGTGCCCCGTAACCCGCGTTAGTTGCTGAGGAAGTTGTACCTAAGTTTTGACTCAAACCATCCATGGAAACGCTGTAATTGGCCACTCCGGCCCCGCCGATTAGATCACCGGCAATGTCCAGCGGTAGCAGCGAGGCCTTGTAGCCGATGGCGCGCTTAATGTCCGCGGGGATCATCGTGACGTGCCACGTGATCGTCGCGGTGCCGCCGTCTGGCGCCGTTACCAGCTCCCAGCTCAGGCCGGTTGGGCTGCGCACCGTGCGGCGCACACCGGCCGCGCCGTTGCCGGTGACGGTCATATCGATCCGATACATGCTGTTGGGCATGGGCAGTGGGTAGACAAGGTCGCCGCCGGCCACGCCATCGGCCACGGTGATCGTGCCACGCTGCGAGCGGAAGCCGGCGCTGTAGTCGAACTCGAAGTAGCCTGGGAAGTATCTCAGCGGCTGAAAAACGTCACCGATCAAGATCGGAACGCCGCCAGCGATCGAGTAGCTGCCCAGGTTTTCGGAGCTGGGGATCAAATGGATCTTGGAGTGCGTGTCAGACACGCGCTTAACCCACGAGGCCGGCAGTTTCACTGCGTCATAGGAGCCGTATTTAATACGGATCTTGGTGACGTCAACCAACGGCCGGTGATCTAACGTGAAGGGCCAGAATGCGCTTCGGTTCTGCTCAAAGGCGTCGTGATTCTCAGCGACTACGTCCACCTCATCGAGAACGATACCGATCTCGTGCTCAAGCCAGGATACGGCCTGCGCAATCGACTCCGTATAGATCTCGTCGGGGTAGGGGCTGCCGGAGTCGTCGGTCAGATCTACGCCGAATAGGACGGTGTTTTTGAGCCATGCGGGCGTCAACTCGTCAAAGATGCTCGCCATGGGGAAGCCTCCCGTTGGGGGGCTACACTCCCAGGTTGATCAGCGTGCCGACAGCACCGGCAGCACCGACCACGCCGGTGCCAGTCTTGGCGCCACCGGCGCCACCTGGGGCCGATGTGGCCGCCGTCAGAGCTGTACCTGTGTACTCCTCTGAGACTAGGATCACTACGCCGCCGCCGCCGCCAGCTCCGCCGCCTGCATGGGCGCCGATGGCCGCGCCGCCTGTGCCGCCCTTCGCCGATACTGAGGCTGCGCTACCGACCACGATGCGACGTGCCGCCAGCATGATCACACCACCGCCAGCTCCGCCGCCGCCGCCCTCAAGGCCGCCGCCAGCTCCGCCGCCGCCGCCGCCACTGGCGCCGCCAGTGATGAATTGCGATCCGCCCGCGCCCATGGCCAAGCCCAGCACCGCAAGGTCTGCGGTGCGGATGCTGCCAATCGCTGCGATCGGGGCCGCTGCCACGCCGGCTGCGCCGCCTGCGCGGCCTGCACCATCGGTGCCGCCAGCTCCGCCGCTGCCGCCGAGACTGTTTGCGTTGCCCGTGCCGGCCGTACCAACAGCTCCGTCGCCGCCAGCTCCGCCGGCCACACCGGCCTTGAGCGTGCCCGTCGCGCCGATCGCGCCGGCCGTCTTACCGGCAGCTACAGCACCCTCAGAGAGGATGGCGCCGTTCAGCGTCAGCGTGTTGCGCACGAACATGCGGAACCCGGCGGGTTTGATGACGCCAGTGACCGTGAGGTCGTTGTAGTACATATCCCGCGACAGGGTCGTCGTACCAGTCGCCACGACGTTGCCGTCGGAGCCGTCTCCGAAGAATCGGGCACCAGCAGCGTCCGTCGCCTGGAGGCCCTTCGACAACTCATAGAGCAGCGAAAACAGACCAGCTCGATAGGCGCTGGGATCGGCCCGGTCGAGCCGCTTGATGCTATCCTCGCTCTTAGCTAGGAGTGCGTTAATCAGCGTGGTGGCGCCGGAACGAATGGCCATGGTCTCTACCTCTTGAGTGTGGGTTTCTTGGCCCTAGGTTTCCGGGCCTTAGCCACGGCTTTAGGCTGGGCCTGCGTCGGGGGCGCTGGGATCGGGGCCGGCTTATCCTCCGGCTTGATCACATTCTCGCGCAGCTCGACGTGCGGGTAGGCGTGCAGCCACCTGAGTTGGAGCAGATCGGTAGACTGGGGTTGCGGGCTCAACAAGCCATCGTCGCCGATGGTGCAAGAGGTTCCGCGGAATGCGAGGACTCCGCCGCTTTGCGTCTTGTGATGCCAGTTACCCATGATCTACCTCTCCAATTCAGGTGGTGCGTGCCGCGCCAACTAGATCGAGACGTCGGTAGGCGTCGGGATCACATTTTTCATCATCCACAGCTTGCTAGGGACCTTCACCATGAGACTGGCGAAAAGCATGAGCAAGAACGGCTTGGAGGTGGCAACCTCGGCGAGCGGCCGTCGGATCATATCGAGCAAGCGCGCGACTTCCATGATCTCGGAGCTGTGGTTGGCGAAGAGGATCTTCGAGCTGCGAGTCTTCACCGCATTCGCGTCGAAGATCTGCGCCGCGCCGGCTGTACCGGTGGCGTTGGCGGCCATCTCGACCAGCAGCGAAAACTCAGTAGTGGAGTCCTTGTCGCTGCGGTAGACCTTGTACCACGCATCTGCGAGCTGGCCGTAGGAGGTCTTGTCGATCTCGATGGTGACGCGGTCGCCAGCGACCACCGAAACGACGGCAGTCTCCAGAGGGGCGCTGTAGCCCTTCTTGGTCATGGCCAAGATCTTGTAGATGTAGTCACCGGCGTCGGTCGTGACGAACTTGCTCGAAGCGTGCGCGCCAGCGGCCGGCTGGATGCCGATCTCGGGGATCTTCGGGACACCGGTGTCGGCGCTCGATGCCGCGGTCGGCGGTGCGTAGGCCGTGAACAGGAACGGTGCCGACTTGACCGGGACGTCGCCGTAGGGGCCGGAGATCATAATGTCGCGCTTGCCGAAGGTCAGCGCGCTGCCCGACTTGGAGACCTGATCGTGGCGGCCGTGCGCGACGGTCTGGCGAATCAGGTCCGAGTGGATGCGAGGCTCGACGTAGATGCAGTCAGGGCGACCGAACTTCGGCGCTCCGCCCATCTCGCCCAGAATGTACTGGAGCACGTCGGGGGAGACGTTGTCGCCGCCCATATCGGTGATGTTGTTGCCGCCAGCCGCTTCGAGCTGCGTGAACACACCGTCAAACGCCAGCGGGTTGACCGCTTCGGAAGCGTGGAACAACGAGTGCTCCAGCTTCTGCATGAGGCGCAAGGTGCCACGGTTGGTGGCCTCGGCGATGGCAGACGAATTAGGCCCAAGAAGTCCGATAGTTGTGGCCACATCGGTAACCTCGCGCCTTTCGCTGAGGAATTTTACTTTGACGTGGTTCCTGGAATAGGTCGTGCGGTTATTGGCACCTGACCCACCCTCTTCGAGGAAGGGGTCGAGATCCATACCGTGCTCTTCGATCACGTTGAATTCGTGAACGGTCTGCCCGACCTTCGTCTTCGCCAACGCAGGCCAGAACACCAGCTCCTTCATCGTGAAGGTGGCGCTCGAAAGCGAACCCTCAATCGACTGAGGCACCAGCGCGGACAGGCCACCGGCCGCAGTCACGTCGGTAGGGGTCTGGTACCCAACACCCGTGGCAGCCTTGCGGAGCACGTTGTTGAGAGCGATCAGGTCCTGCACTGGGACCAGCGAGTTTGCCTGCGGCAGTTGCATCATCGACATTTTGGTTTCTCCAGAACAGGGAGCCAGGGTTTGGTGCGCCTAAGCGACTAGTTGTTGAGGCCGTAAGCGGCGGCCACTTCGCCGAGATTCGCGCCGCTTTCGAGCAGCGACACGGCTTGCCCCATATCGCGCTGGCGACTCTCAGGGGTGCCATCGGCCTGCATGACCGCGAGGGCCTTGTTGATCAGGTCGGGGCGATCACCGCTGAACCCGTTGAGCACCGCGTCGAGCGGGCCAGGGATCGGGGTGAGGGTATCCACGCTCTTGACCACAGGCTCGCCTAGGGCGCTCGTAGCAGTCTGAATGCTCTTGGCGAGGACGTCGCCGCCCTTGGCCATGGTGTCGAAACCGCCGCGGAGGGCTTGCAGCTCTTCGCCGATGGCGAGGATGGCCTTGCTGAGTGCGTCGTTTTGGCCGCGGACTTCGGCGAGCACGGCGTCTGCGCCCTTGCTCACCGCTTCGACGATGCTGGCCGACTCTTCGACGCTGGCCTGAAGCTCTGCGATGTACTCGTCCTGACCACCCTTCTCGAAGGTGTCACGCAGGCCGTCTAAGCTCTTGCTCAGGGCGTCGGTGTCAACCGTAGGCTCCTCAGCATGCTCAGACGCAATAGAAGTGGCGTCCTCGGTGGACAAGCCCTTGGCAATGAGGGTCTCGAAAAGGTGCATGTTCATAGTCAGCTCTCCTGAGCGGTCACGTTTGAGGTGTTAAAAGTGCTGCCTGGGAGGCGGCACGTCAACCGAGTGCACTAATCCACTCACCCGCGAGGCGACCGGCCTCACTGGCTGTAAGGTGCGGGAATCGGACGCGAATTCGCGAAACCAACTCAGATTTTGTGATGCGCTTCGTTATGTCGCCAAACGTGGCACTGCTCGGCCTTGCCGCAATCGACTGCGGCGTCAGTACAGACAGGCCGTTTCCGTAGGGTAGAGCTGGCGTCTGGTAGCCCACTCCGGCGGCAGACAGTGATTTTGCCAGTACCTGTAGCCGCGCGTCGGCCATGACAGGGTGCGCCGTCACCGCGACGTTGAGCACCTTGGATTTCTCGATGCGACGTCGATCCTGTGAGCTGCGCAGCACGACGCCACCTTCGACGCTAAAACCGATACGGCGAGACGTGCCCGCCTTCTGCATCGCTTCGGCGGTCTCATAGGTCTCGCGCGCTTTCGCCTTGTGCAGGTACAGAACGCCTTCCATGCCCGTGGCCGGAGCGCCGCGGTGTGTCGTGCGGAATACGCGATCGACGTGGCCTAGCACATTCTCAGGCCCAGCCTTGTGCTCCCAGTTGAGCCAGCCCTTTTCCAGCAGGTAGGACCAGTCCACACCCTCTTGCACGATGATCTCGCCTTGCTGATCGCGGGCCTCAGTGCTGATAATGCCGCCGACGCGGCCCACCATTTTCTGCGCGCCGCCACCGTTGGCTGGATTCTTGGCCTTGCCAAGGGGTTCCATGCCGCACCAAATTGAAAAAAGGTCACTCATCTTCCATACCTCTGAGTTTTCGGAGCCGTCCAGATTCTGTCACGTACATGCCCGGCGGCACGGTCAGCGTATCGCAACGGCAGCGCGGGTGCATAGGCCATATTGTCGCGCGCCAGTCAGCCCGCCGCCGGCCTACGTTGACGCCGTTGGCTAGCAGCTCGGCCACCGGCCACACAATCGGCCTGCCCTCGCCGTCGAGAAACAGGGACAGGCAGCTCTTGCACGCGCCCGATTCTGGCACGCGGGCTACCAGCGCATCCGCACCGTAGGCCTCAACGGCATCCGTCAAGGTGCCGTCGTTGTAGGCCCCTTGTATCTCGGTCTCGGCGATGCGCTGCCAGTCATGCGACCAGCGTTCGGTGGTGCGCGCGAGGTCGCGTGCGACGGCGCGCGGGTCTTGCCCAGGCCCACCGGCGACGCGGTCGCGTATCAGCTCGATCGTCTCGGCGCGAACCTGGGGCTGCACCTCTTCGATGATGGTCGTACCTTCCCACACTTCGGATAGCGCGGCGTCGATCTCCGCACCGGCGGCGTTGCCTAAGCCGCGCGCGTAGATACCAGCTCGCTCTGCCGCACTGGCGCTGGCCACCTCAACGCCGCTGGGGCTGGGGGTTGGGATCGTGACGCTCGCGCCGATGGGCAGCGCGCCCTGCACGTGGGCCGCGGAGATCGCACCGTCGATATGCGGTAGCCATTGTTCCAGCGTCCACCACCGCATTGAATCGCGTAGGTCGGGGGCTGCGTCAGCCATGAGGCGCGCGACCATGCGAGCGAATAAGAACGGGTCGCATGCGTTGGCCATGCCGGGGATGACGAACCCGCCCAGCTTGGCGGGGTCTACCAGCCCGGCCGCTAGCATCGACTCGATCTGATCGGCGGAGACGCCGGATGCGGACGCGCCCAGCAGCTCTACGGCGAACGCGGCGTGGTGCGTTTCGATGAGCTGGCGGATTGCCTCACGCATCGGGCTCTAGCAGCTTGGCGACGTCGGCCGTCATGAGGTTCATGCGCGCATTGTAGCTATCGACCGTCAGCGTGGCCAGCTCCCCGATCACGTCCACCTCACCGCCGCGGCGGCCATCGGTGGCGACGGCCAGCGCCTTGTGCAGCTTCTCTTGCAGCTCGCTGGTAGGGAGGTCCAGCTCGCCGGGGTAGGACTCTTCGATGATAACTTTCATGCTGCGCGCCTCCGAAAGATGGCCGTCAGCATGCCAGAAAAGCTGCCCTTTTCAACGTCGGTGGTCTCTGGCTCTTTCGTCTTGCTCTTGCCTTCGGCAACAGAGATTTTGATCGCCTCGGCCACGCTGCGTTGGTTGAACATATCACTACCAGTAGCCGCAGCTTGCACCTTCGCCGCCGCGATGCGGAAGATAGCAGGCATTTGCTTGATACCGGGCCGGGTTAGCAGCACGTCGAGAATCGCGTCTGCGATCGGCAGGGTGGTCACGGCATGCTCGCCCTGGAACAAGTCACGCGGGAGGCCGCGACTCTTGGCCAGCTTCAACGCCGTCTGGCCTTTTTCGCCCTTGTAGTCGGTGGTTTTGCCAACCTGCCCTTGGGCGTCCATGTTGTTGTATCCGTCGAGCGCAGCCCGCAAGGCCCGTTGAATATCGTAGCCTTTTTTCGTGCCAAATGCGTGCATCTGCATGATCGCGGGCGCGCTCGCCGCCACAGCGTCTACGATGCTCGGTCGGAGATCGCTCATGGTGTCCGCGTTGCCTACCAGCTTGCCGACTAGCAGCCCGGAGACAAGCGCGCGACCCTCGCCGTTGAGGTTGCCGTGCGTCCCGCTGCGCGTGCTCACGTAGTGATTTTCGTTGCGCTCGTCGATAATGCCGTCGTCGCGTAGGCCGCTAACAAAGCTCTTGGCGTCGGAGCCGGTTAGGTAGGCGTTGAGTGTCTGGCCGGCTTCCATGTTATCGACCAGTTGTTTCAGCGTGCCGTCAGTTAGCCGGCGGCTCATCGCCACCTTCATCGCGCCGGGTGACTGGCTCTTAGTGAACGATTCGTTCATCTGGCGCACCAGCTTGTGTGCGTCGTGGCCTTCGGTGTCCAGCCGGCGCACTAGCAGCGGTTGCTTCATGGCCGCGACGTCTGCCGCGTTGAGGCCGAAGCTCTCCGCGCCAGCGGTCAGATAGTCGCGGTACTTGGCCGCGTGTTCGCCGCCCTTATCGTAGACAACCTGCATCGTCATGGTGCGCGAGTTACCGCCCAGCACGATACCGCGCGCGTCCACCATGGGCGGGCCGTTGGTCGCATCGACGTTGGTGTTGATTAAGAATCCGGGCTCCAGACGGTTGGCATTGTTCATGACGCCGTCGCTCAGGGTCTTGTCCTGATGGTACATGCGCTCTTGTAGCCCCTCGGGATACGCCTTATTCGGCGTGAACTGGCCTAGAGGGTTGTGGCTGGCGATGGCGTCACCGGCTTCGACCAGCTCGTAATGGCCGGGGATGGCCACCGGCTTGCCGCCCTTGCCGGCGATGTAGAACGGCATGTTATTGCCGCGAGCCTTCGGGGTGTGCGCGGGGGCCTTGCCGTTGACCGCGGCCAGCGCATCGAGCGCCGCCTTGATCGCCGGGTTGTTAAGTAGCTCGGGCTGCATTTGGGCCAGCAGCTCGATCTTGTGCAGCGCGTCAGCGGCGAGCGCCGTGGTTAGCAGCTTGTCGGGGGTGCCCTCGGCAGACTTCAACGCGGCGACTTCGGCCTTGCTGCGCTCCAAGAGATCGCCAACGATGACGTTGGAGCTGGACGTGGGCTTAATCAACTCCACGGCCGCGCCGATGTGGCGAGGCTCCACGCGGAACGCGCGAATGTCTGCGACGGCCTTCCAGCTCTTGCCGACCATCGCCTTGCTGCCGTCTTTGTTGACGCGGGTGATCGTCTCACCGCTGGCGGTCATATCGCCGACGTGCGGTGTGCCGCCGTCGTCGGCCGCCAGTCGCTCGGCCGCGTTGCCGACCGTGCGATAGTTGGCCAGCACCCAAGCGCCTTGTTTGGTCAGCGCCGCGCCCAGTAGCGAGCGCCGCGCGTCTTCGGACCATCCGCGGCGACGCATGGTGTAGTCGAGCATCCGTTTTGCGTCGGCTTCATTCAGCCCGGATTGCTTCACGGCCCGCTGCATCCGCGCCCAGACCTTTGGATAGCGTTCTTGCAGTTGCGCTAGGCGCTGCTCAGGCGGGGTCTCGGCCAGCTCCGCCAGTAGGCCAGCCGGCACATGCCTCGCAACGGCGTTGGCCCACGTTCGCGCGCGGCGATCGGCTTGCTGGTAGTATTTGTCGCGGTACGTGCGGCGGAGCTTCTCCTGCCACTCATCGTGGCCGATGCGCCGGGCCGGTAGGCCATCGACCTTGACGGTCATGCCCTCGGCATCGCGGCCCACGATCTTCACCGTGTGCTCGCCTAGCTTGATCTCGTCGCCAGTCTTGGCGCTCCGCATCGCTGCGGAATCACCGTAGTAGTAGCGGTAGTTGCCGGGTGTGCCCTCGCGGCGCGTGTACTTGTGGCCCACGCCCTTGAATATGTCCATAAGCATGGAACTAAACGAGCCTTTTACGATTCGGAGGCGCGGCCTGCCGGGCGCTACTTTCTCCCGTAGCTCCTCTAAGGTGAGCGGGTCCGCATGTAGCGATACGCTACCCCAGTTGCTCCCGCCCGCTTTTTTCGTGCGAATGAACGCCTTGCGCCCCGCGGCCATCTTCACGGGGGTCTGCGTGTATGCCACGTAGCCGTCGCTCTCGGTCCAGCTCATCGTTTGACCACGCTCGCCCGGCACGTTGCCGCCGTGCCCGATCTCCTCAATGACGCCCAGTCCTCGGATCGCAGTGTCCGCGTTGTGGCCTCTCTGCTTATTGGCCCGTGCGTCGTCAGCTTCTTTCGCCTCGATTTTTTCCGCCAACGCCCTTTCAGCGTTGGTTTTCTCGGTGTCCGCTGCGGCCTCGTCGGGGGTCAACGTGCGCGCCGTGTAGGTTAGATCCCACCCGTTGTCTGCGTCGAATCCGAACGATCTGCCGTCGCTTACCGGCCTGCTACTTGACGACGTCACCTTGCGTCGCACGCCGTCAACTGTAACGAGCGTTCCGCGCTTCAATGCTTGGGGGTACTGCGCCAGTGTGCGCGGTGCGACTGTGATCTTGGGGATGGGGGCCGGTGCGGGGGCTGAGGGCCTTGCGCTATCAAGCGCCGTCGCCGTCATGGCCTCAAACATGCCGATCTGCTTCGATGGCTTCTCACGGCGCTTCGTGCGCGGGCCGCGCTTGGCGCGTTGCGTCGCCAGCTCGCCGGTCTCACCGAACATGGCCGTTTGCGTGCCGCTGCGGCCGGTGTCGCCGTACTGGTAGCTGTAG